ATGTCCCCATCATACGCAGGCTTTTCAACTCGCAAACCCCACCGCATCAGATCCCGGCATACATCCCACTTGCTTGCTTCATACCAGCTTTGCTTAAACGGTGGCTTGTCAATACCCATACGTTCCAATGCCCGATAGCAAAGATGGATGCAGTCAATATGGCCGTCACTGCCGTCAGCACCAAGCCGATACGGCATTCCAATCAGATCACTGCAGTCGGACATTATTGGATACCGGTAAATTACCAACCAGCTTGCGCGTTAATGATCGCCTTGGAACATCCGTACCAACCGCATCCAAGACTGAACTGAGCTGTAAATTCAAAGAGACGTTATCCCAATTGCCCCCAACGACTTGTCCGGTGTAGCCATGCACGCGAGTGTGCGATCCAGTCTCTGAATCTGAATCAACAATGAGGACGTCTACTTCCATAACGTAATGGTCCCTAACAGAAGTAACGGCCCAGCCGCGAGTCAGCTTGTTGTTGGGGAAAACAATCGTTGCTTCAAGTCCATCGCCGGTCCTATTGACTGTTACGCCAGAAAATCCAAATGGCACAAATCCGTATTGATCATTTTTAAATGTCATTTCTTTGTTAATAAAAAAGTTTTGAAACTTAAACTGAGTCAATAATCCGTCTTTGCCTATGGCATTAATCCTTACGACATGACCTAAAGCGTATTGGCTCATATTCCGATCCTCTTGCGTGTACTGCCACTCATCTGTAAACGCTTCAGGGTTTGTTGTTCACCCTGTTTAGCACCCTGCTGTGCAGCTTGCTGCATCCCAACCTGGAACTGATCAGCAGTCACGTAATCAACGCTATTGATCCGCTCCACGGTGTATCGAACATCGATTGGAGCGGCAACAGCAGTTCCGCCTCCTCCTCCTATTGCTTCAGTTGCACCGGATTCTGGGATAACAGAATTACCACGGCTGCCGCGTGAGTAACGCGACATTGCTGTACGCATCTTTGATTCAGGGATGACATATTCAGGCTCACCACCCTCGCCTATTAAAGCGTTAGTGGGGCTTGAAACATATCCGCCTGTGGCGAATGAAGCTCCTGATATTGCAGCATCAGCCAGATTGCCTGTCGTAAAGCCTCCACTTTCTAAGACAGAAGTAACTCCTGCTGAATTAGGATCTGGTCCTCCAGTGCCCATTCCAGCAAACGCACGCGCAATGCCAATTGCAATATATTGAGCAATCATTTGTGCAGCAGTTTTTGCTAAAACATCAGCCACGCTTTTCAACATATTGGCAAATACTTCTTTGATACTTGCCGCTCCAGTGATTAAACTTTGCAGGCCGTTTACCAGTGAATTGCCGATCGCATTGCCGATACCCTGCGAAACATCAACAGCAACTTGCTGCAAATTATTTAAGTCCTCGGTGGCTTTACGAATAAACGCATTTAAGGGCTGTTGCGCTACAGCTAACCGCTTCATAGCCGATTCAGCCTGCCCTAACTGAAAACCCGAAAAACCCTGCTTCTCAAGTTTTTTCAGCTCTCTTGCAATTTTTAAGCGATCTCGCTCTGCCTGGCTAGTTGCTTCTGTCATCCTAAGCTGGTGCTCAAGATCTTCAATCGTTGTGTCAAAAAGCTCCTGACGCTTACGCTGCTCTTCTGTAATTTGACGCTCAGTTTCGCGTTGCGCTGCAAGTTTTTTAGTTGCTGCGTTAATATTGATTGCATCAATTAATCGTTGCTTTGTAACTTTTGTTAGATCAATACGGCGCTTAGCTTCGATCTCAGCAATTCGCTGCTCACCCTGCAAGCGAATAACAAGTTGTGGGTCGTTTGCAGCCTCAGCTGCAGCAATCTTGTCCTTAAAACCAGAAATCTCAAGTATTGTTTTTCGCTCCAATTTAAGTGCATCCAGTCTTTGTTGAATACGCGCTTCTTCGCGCGCAGCAGCATCCGCAAGCCTTTTTTGCTCTTTAGCTGCCTGCTCAGATGCCGTTGCTATAGCTTTCTGCTCACTTGCTTGAAGTTTCGAAAGGTCAAGAATCTTTTGCTGTTCAATTTTTTGTATTTTTGCTGCAGTAAGTCTTTGCAAGTCTTTATTAAATATGTCTGTTAATGCTTCTTTTTGCAGGTCAGCTATTTTATTTGAAGCCTCAATTTCTATGGATGATCGTCTTAAAGAAACAACACGTTTATTGGTTAAATCATTGTTTAATTCAGCTACTTCTGCTTGACGTCGTAACGCTTCAGTGCCCGCAGTAATTTCTTGTATTTCAACGTCTGTTTTCAACTCTTGCTCTCTTTGCCGCTCACCTGCATCTATCAACCCTTGGTCAAATGCAGGTTTCTGACGAACAATTTGAGCTGTTGTTGTCGCACCAGGGATTCCAAGCGTGAATTCACCTATTGCATCGGCAATGGCTGGGATAACTTCTCTAAGCGCGCGCGCTGCACCGCCGCCCAACTGAGCTAACAAAATAAACACAGGTGCTAATTCCGTCTGCAGCACTGCTGAAAGCTTGCCCGCTTCTGTGTTTGCAAACTCGTTTGCGCCTTTTAATTCCCTGAGAACTGTTACGCCGTCTGTTCCGTAAATATTGTTTAACTCTCGTTGAACCGCGTTATACGCATCGAGAGAACGACCTGATTCTTCAAGATCTTGAATATATTCAATAGTTGAATCTCTAACGACAATACCTGCCTCCTTAACAGCCTCAAGGGAGGCGCTGGTTCCGTCCAACGCAGCGGCAACGCTGGTTGCAGACTCTTGAACACCTGCAAAAAAACTATCAACCTGTTGGCCAAGAGCGCTAAACAGAATTTGCAGACCAAATCCACCCTTGCCGCCACCTGCAATTGCACCTAACGCACCACCAGCAACGGCTCCCGCTCCTCCGCCAAATAACAACGGAAAACCAACGCCAAGAGCAAGATCTTCTCGCCGTCGTGCCTTTTGCCTTGCAAGCGCTTCTTCCGCTCTTGCTACATCTTTAGCAGCTTTAATTCGATTAGCTCGTTCTATTTGAAGAAGGCGTTGTTTTACGCGCTGCGTATTTCGAGCTTTGGTTATTCGCAAGCGCTCTTCATCTTCTACAGCCTTTTTTACAAAATCTAATCTTTCTTTTTCAATGCGAAGATTTTCACGCGCTTGACGTTCGGCTGCCCCTTTTCGCGCACCAGAAGCCCCAAATGGGTTCTGAACTCTTTCAATTCGTTTCTCTAGGTCCTTTAGCTCTGCATCTATAACCTTTACGCGAAACTCGATCTCGCTCTGATAAGCCACGATCGACGGCGAAAACTAAGTGCAGTCTACCGCCGACGGCGAGCTTTACGCATCTCTGCTTCTTGATCCTCGTTCAAAATTTGAAAATACGCGCTCCAGCCGACAATCTCCTCTGCTGTCATCGTCGCGCGTAACTCCGACAACGTTATGCCGAGCTCCTTGGCAATGCCAAATTGCAGCATCAGCCAATTGTCTTTCCGAAGCTCGGCGCTCAGGGTTTTGGGTCGATAGCCTCTTCCTCGTCATCCTTCAAAACTGCCAGCATTAAAGACTGCAAATCCTTGTCTTTCACTTCGTTCTTAAGAACATCGATTTCACCCGGCAAAAATAAAGCACTGCCATTTTCATCTTGAGCCTTAGTAATAACAAGCTGCAGCGCAAACGCATTAGCGTCATCCGATCCAGCGCGCTTCTGAGCGCGTTCACGCTCTGCCATCGTCAGCGGCGTTACCCACATCTCGAACTCTGTGCCATCCGAAAGCTCAATTGTCTTCTTAACTGCTTCAAGATTGGCGGCTTTCTTGAGGCGGTCAATGGCGCGGACTGCCATGCATACTCACTTAGTTGTACTAGCACAATAGCATTAAAAAAGCCCCCGACAATATCAGGGGCTTTCGCTATCAACTAGCAATCAACTTTTGGCAAAGTCGAAAGTAGGTGCAGTCGTAGGACGGAAGTTGACTGAAACAGTTTGCGCGTCATCCGGTGTAACCGAGAAACTTGCAGAGGTCAGCACAGCCTCAAGTTGAATGGAACGACTCTTTGTGTCATCAGGCGTGCCAGAAGACAGCACCGTGTCCATATACAACTTGAATGTTGCACCAGCTTGCTGACGCTGCGTTACGTCCTCAATCAAACGAGCAGAAATTCCGGTGTCATCATCTGTGAAATACACTTCCGCAGATCCAGTACCGTCAGCAAAACCAGAGATGAACGTACGGAAAGGCGCTGTTTGACCCAACGTTCCACCGATGGTGGTGGTGTCAATTTCTTCGCGAGTTACCTCGAAGCTCCAAGAACGGACATTTGCGACTGACTGAAACTCAGTAAAGTTGATCGCAAAGTCGCTTGTACCGTCAGTACCATCGCTGCTTAATGCAAGCTCAGTTCCGCCTGCGGTGGCAGCAAACGTAGCAACGCCAGTTGCAGCCACGTAAGTCCTGATAAAAACAGGAGTGCCTTCAGCTAAACCGCCAGGCAGAGTGCCGCCACCAGCAGTAAACGAAACCTTGTCGTCTACTTTGAAGTTCAGGAAAGCACCAACAGCAATGTTGTTGCTTCCGCTAGTAACATCAGCAGCTTTGAACGTGCCGGATGTACCAGCAGGCTTGTAATAGAGGGCTCCAGAGGTGCCCGAAAGGACGGTAGCCATTCGTAAAACGGAGAATGGTGGACTTTACGGGCGGAACCCGGACAGATCTAGCTTAGCGCGTTGACGACAAAACATCTAACCATGATCTTCTGCAATAAACCCTGTGTCGATTCGCCCCACCAAATGCGGAGACGCTTCTGTTGTTGAAAATGCCGGACCGTTAATTGCACCGGGACGCAGATAGATGCCTGTAGCCGCCCGGGTGGACGCGCTAAGTGCTAATAATGTAGTAATAGCGGTGTCCAGTAAAGTTTGATTTCGGGCTGGACCTTTACCTTTTTCGGTGTAAGTGCGGATAACAATGCTGCCGCGAATGCGGTCAAGATTACTTTCTAACGTTTGCTCGGTTGTTAAACCAAACTCGACAGCAACTTTGACATACTCAGTTGTTGAGTTTGCCGGTGCAGCCGTAATGTTATCAAAAAATACAGGTACCGCAGGACTTAACGCCCCGAAGGCAGTTTGAAGCGGAGATTCGACGGCGGAACGAACAGCCTGATACCTCATGTCCTAGAACCAAGCCTGCGAGACATTTTATCCACCTCAATTTGGATGGACTTATCTAGCCTACCGCCATTGACATAGTTGGTAAGCCAATTTTCTTTTGCTGTACGAGAAGCGCTGCCAGACCCTCCTTCGTAAATTTGGTATCTGCGATGCGTGCCTTTAGGACGAGATTGACCTGATTGCTCCAGCTTGCTTTTTCCTAGCTGAGTTTCAGGCCCAGGAGAACGAGGAAAAAACTGGCCGTCAGCTAAATCACTTGCGTACGCAGCCCAAGGACTAAAATTGTCAATCTTAAATACCACTTTATTAGTGGTAAAACCTGTTCGACCAAGCACTTGAACAGCTTGTGGCCCCGTAAAAGGAGCTTTTGCGAAAGTTATTTTACGAGGCTCACCAGGTTGACCGTCTCCTTTGGCTTGTTGCCCTTGAGGTCCGTTGATTTCCCAAGAATTTGAAAACCTTCCGGTCCAGCTTGGTCCTTCCTGTTGAAGCTCTCTAACTGTTCTTTCAGCAGCGTTAATCGTGCTAAGTAAGGCTAAAGACGCCATGTCTTGGTCAATCTGCCTGAACATTTTGCCAAAGCCTTTAAAAACCATTACTGCGGCCTCGCAATGATTGTGTGAAGCAAGGGATCCTCACCCCTAAAGCTCAGCACATTTAAAATCTTGGCTTCTCTGGTCGCACCAGCCTGTGAATACTGAATACGATCAGCCTCAGTTGGATAATAAGAACCCAACTCATCGCCACCAATAATTACTTTGATGTCAGTCGTTTGGTAAAGCCCGTCGTTCTCTCTTGATGAAATATTGGAAATCAAACCCTTCAGCACCACAGACGTATCCACTCCAGTAACTGCACCTGTTGCTGGATCGTAAGTGCGTGGCGTTGTTGTTTTAACTAACGTAATGTCTTGACCCCAATCGTCCAGTAAATCTTTGGGGATTGACTTGAAAGTGTCGTCTACAAGTGACATATCAACCCCTCACCACACGAACTTGATAAGAGCCAGAACCTCCAGAACAATAAGGACCAAGATAAGACTGCAACCAAGGATAAACGTCGAATATGTTATTAACAGTTCCGACAGCCTGACTATCAGTGTTGTATTTGACTTTGAGGTCTCCGAGCTCGACTTGCTCGTATAACCCCTTATCGCCGGTAGTCCCTGTAATCGCGTCCGTGTCATTAGCTAGCTCAAACGCTAGTAAATATGTAGCCTTCTTGATCGCGTTTGGGATGACAGAACACGTAAGTTCCACTCGATCGACATGATAATTATTGCGCGGCCACTTCAACGCTTGGCCTGAGTCGCAACGATCACCATAAAAAACCAACGTGTCGATCCAGCCTGTTGCTGAAATCAATGCACGATTTTTCTTGTCGTCTTGCTTGTTGTCCCATTGCGTGCTGCTTGGAACGGTTTCAAAGTAAGCGTCGGCTTCAGCCAACGTCACATAGCTGTTG